GTTAAACAAGTTGAGTTCGTTATTGCTCACGAAATCTTGCATAATGTATTCGATCATATGAGTCGTAGAGAAGGTCGTGATGCTAAGATCTTTAACATTGCCGCTGACTACTGTGTAAACGGACAATTAGTACGTGATCGAATTGGTGACATTAATATCGAAGGTATTACACCATTCCACGATTCTAAATACTACGGCATGGGCGCAGAAGAAATCTATGATAAGATTTTCGATGAAATGGATGAAAAAGAATTAGAAGCTCTTGGCCAATTGCTAGACGATCATATCGACTGGGGTGAAAATGGACAAGATGGTAAAGACGGCAACGGTAAAAAACCACAATATTCTAAAGAAGAATTGAAACAGATTCGTGACGAAATTCGCGAAGCTACTATGCAAGCCGCACAGGCCGCAGGTGCTGGTAATACTCCTGCAAGTGTACAGAGAATGATTAAGGATTTGACAGAACCTAAAATGAATTGGCGTGAGATACTACGTCAACAAATCCAAAGCACTATTAAGAATGACTATTCATTTATGCGTCCTAATCGCAAGGGCTGGCACATGAGTGCAATATTGCCAGGTACTCAATTTGAAGAAACTATTGATATCTGTGTTGGCATCGACATGTCTGGATCTATTGGAGATGACCAAGCTAAAGACTTTCTAAGTGAAATCAAAGGCATCATGCAAGAATATAAAGACTTTAAGATCAAAGTATGGTGCTTTGATACTAAAGTTTATAACGAGCAAGATTACGATGGCTATTCAATAGATGAATTTGATCACTACGAACCAATGGGCGGTGGTGGTACTGATTTCGATTGTAACTGGGAATACATGAAGGAACATGATATTAACCCTAAAAAGTTTATCATGTTTACCGACGGTTATCCTTGGGGTAGCTGGGGTGATGAAAATCATTGCGATACAGTATTCATCATTCATGGAAATAATAGTGTTGTACCCCCATTCGGTGAATACGCATATTATGAAGCAATGAAGGAAGTAGCATAATGGCATTAAAAAATGGCAAGCCAAATCCTCTAAATTATTTTAATTTACGCAGAGTTGAGTTTGCCTGTCCACACTTTAAGTATACGTCAATTGAAAAATATAATCCGCATTTAATCAGAGCGATCGATCAGTGGATTAAGCATAATCTTAATAATAGATATTATATTGGGCAAGGCATTACTTTAGATAATAATAACTCTATTGTATATACTACATCCATTGGGTTTGAGAGTGAAAAAGAACTCAGTTTCTTCACGATTGCCTGCCCACATTTATCACAGAGATAATTATATATGTACAGAATATATTAAGGAGATACCATGACTGATACAACACAAAACAACGCACCAGCAACTGATGCTCAAAGCAATGATTTAACAATCAACGATCTTAACGCAATGAAAGTTATCATCGATATTGCTAGCTCACGTGGCGCATTTAAACCAAATGAAATGGTTGCAGTTGGACAAACTTATACTAAATTAAGCACATTCTTAGAGACTGTTGCTAAACAAGCAGAAGCCGCTCAAGCAACTACACCTCCTACAGCTACACCAACATCAGCTGATGCCGCAGGTGCCGCAATTACAGGAGTATAATAATGGCTGAACTTAAACACGTAGGTCGTGTCAAGGCTACAAATAAGAAGTGTCTTGTAGCATATCGCACACTGCCAGGTGATGCGTATCATTGCCTAATTATCCCAACAGAAAATCTACCAGACATCTATCACGATGCTATTATCAATCTAGTCGAAAGTAGTGCTGGTCAAGAGGCTTATGAATTTGCAGAAGCTTTAGATCGTACTCAGTTCCCTGATGGTTCAAGAATGTTACCTGCATTGCATTCTTCCGGACGTTTAATTAAGGTACAGACAAGCGAAGTTGAAATGCTGCCTGTTCCCGGATTTACTGTCCAGCTAAGTGAATTGAATCAAATGATTGCTGAACAACGCGGAGTTCCAGTTGATGAACTAGCCTTGCAGTCAGGCGATCCTAAAACTTCTAAAAAAATTGAATTGCCTGAAGTTGAAGAATCAACAGCTAGTGCAACTCCAACAGAAACACTTAGCCCAGATGCTCAAGCTAAAGAATATCGTAGCAAGGCAGATAAGTTAGCTAAGGAAGCTGCTCAGTATCGCAGAATGGCAGAAGAACTAGCACCAACTAAAAAAGCAAAGTGACACGTTCGGGAAGAATTCTTCCCAAGGACGCGATCGAGCATTGGCCAGAAGTATTCGGTGAGGTAGAACTCAATGTAATGCCTCTTAGGTATCTCCATACCGTTTTGGTCAATTTTAAAGATGGCAAGTCCTGGGAAATACGCATAACTGAAAAAACGAAACGTGAGGGATGGTCTACGTTTGAAAGAAATTTATCCGAGATGGTCAAGACCTACGAAGATACCGTTGAGGATATTGATTTCAAACTAGACACTGATCGTGTTCGAAAAGATATCGAGCGTAGTACTCAGAAATTTTTAAAGAAAAAGAAGCTATAACTAATGCATGTTCAATTACTCAGTTACTCCCAGCCAACACAGGAATTTGCAGATTTGGGTATCCAAGATGCACAGGAACTCATTGCGTACTGCGCCCGTGTCAGCAATCCCAGCAATCAACTTAACACCGAAACATCAGCAAAACTCATCCGATACCTTATTAAACACCAGCACTGGAGTCCACTCGAAATGGTCTCAGCCTGCATTGAAATCACCACAACAAGAGATATTGCCCGACAAATCCTTAGACATAGAAGCTTCAGTTTTCAAGAGTTCAGTCAGCGATATGCTGATCCGACTAGAGACCTGTTATTCGTACCTAGAGAAGCGAGGTATCAGGACACCAAGAACAGGCAAAATTCAGTAGATCTAGATCCAACAGTAGATGACGATCGTCGTCTAGCGTATCAATGGGAAAATATACAGTTAGATATTATTAATCGTACACGTGATGCGTATAAATGGGCGATTGAAAAAGGTATTGCTAAAGAAGTTGCACGTGCTGTATTGCCAGAAGGGCTTACTGAAAGTCGACTGTACATGAATGGTACACTCCGTAGCTGGATTCATTTTATCGAATTACGCAGTGCTAATGGTACACAAAAAGAACATCAAGAAGTAGCGATCGCGTGTGCTAAAGTTATTGCTGAGATTTTTCCAATGACCACTGATCTTTTAGCCAAGTAAAATCATTTATTTTAGCAAGTGCCTCCATATCGGAGGAATTTTTTTCACCGTATATCTTACCGGCTTTTGCACCATTAATGGCATTTAGGTCAGATCCAATAGTACACCAGCGATCTAATCTTACTAGAGATTCTTCGTTATTAATTAACACAAGTTTACAGCACTCTCTAAAAGCACTGCGCCAAGTAGTAAATGCGTCTGTATTAAATGCTGTAATATTACTTACTGTAGGCATCGCTTTAAATTTACTGCTAATAGTTGTAGTCATGTCTACAGTATCGGTTCGCATGTTTATTGTAAGTGTTTTTGGAAATAACTTAACACCACCATACCCGTATTCTAAACCGTTTACAGGATTGCGACTCCTCCAAACATGAACTACATCTAGATCCCATTTTGTAACTTCGTAATCAAAATTGAAATCGTCTAATATAATTGCATCAGCATCGACTACCCAAAACATTTTAGTAAATGCTTTTTTGGCAGCGGCAATATGAGCATTATGAATTCCATCAACACCATGCACACGTTTTGCCAACGGGAATCTTTCTTTTAGACGTGCATAGTTGTCGTCTGCATTTATTTCATCGTAACTAATAAAGACTATGTCGTACATTATCTTGTAAACATTACTCTAGGTGTATTTTGATAAACTGTTTTAAAAAATCTACTGCCAGCTTGATCAAGATTAGCTATTTCCATTTGGCAATCTATCATTAAATCTCGACCTAGTTGATTAATTAGTGCGGATGCTTCGGCTGGTTCTAGAGTTGATTTTGTTTCTTCCCAGTAATTAGTCAGCCATTCAAAATCACGAACTTGGCTATAATCCCAATCGGTACACATAGTTTTATAACAACCTTCTCTTGCACCTAGAATAGACCAAATTCCGTTTTCTACATCAGCACCAACACTAGCCCATATGAGTAATCTATGATAATTTTGCCACCATGTATCTTTTACATTTTTAATTTTGGTACCTCGATCCAATGACATCTTAACACCTTCACGGAATCCTGCTCTCCATGCTTGGAAAGGACTGGCATTGGTAAAGCTCTCACTGTAGTTTTCGTTAAACTGATAGTATCTGTTATCAAAACAAAATTCTACTTTACCTTGATTGTCATTGGGGTCTGAATTTTCGTGTGTTCGCATTTCATTAACAAACTTGCGTGTCCATAATTTAAGTCCGCCGTTACCGTACATTAGACCATTTACGTGAACTTTACCGCACCATGAAAATACGTTATCGCTAGTCAATTTTAATTTTTCTAGATCTATTTCAACTTCGAGAAATTTAGGGTCTACAATATTATCTGCATCTACTGTAACAAAATACTCTGTATCACTGAGTGCGGCACAGGCTTTATGTGCAGAGTCAGATCCTTTAACTCCATGTACACGTTTTGCCCACGGTGCTTTAGTTAATAAGTCTGCATAATTTTTTTCAGCGTTTGGCTCATCGTAGCTGAGAAATATAATATCTTGTTCTATAATTTTAATCATTTATTTTTAATCCATAACTTTGAAAAAATATCTTTGACGATATCGAAATTTTATCTTTATTTTTTTCTATATTACTAACAAAAGGAAATACTAATTTTTCCTCGTTGGCGAAGTCTGCTACATCAATAATTATCGTTCTGATTAAGAAGTCAAAATCATTTTCTAACATAACAAAGAACACAGTCTTTTTAACTGTCTCAGGGTGTATAGTTGAGCGAACTTTATCAGAAATTTCAATCGTCCACTGACTGTTTTTACCATCCCATGTTACTATGCATTCAGTATTCTTGTTAGGAGGATCTATAATCCATTCAAATACATTACTTCTAAAACCGTATAATTGATCACTTAGCGGCATTAGAGAAAGTACAGTTTTTCCTTCTGCTGTTTTATTATATCCTACTATAAAATCTCCAAACGATTTTTGACCGTTGATAAAATTTTCATAGTCAGCATAAGTTATTTCAATACTGTCAGGCTGGCTTTCATGCTTTTCAGGTGCGACTGCATAAATTTTGCCACTGTCTTTTTTATAATGAGCCCAATACTGTGGACCGGATGATTGTTTTTTACGAGCCACTTGCTAGATTCTCCAGTCGTGCTAACAGCCGTTTTGTTAAAAAGTTTTTTTCTACGTAGTGAAACAATTTATCTTGTTTTATATTACCTACTACTAATTCTCCGCGAGTATTATATATGTAAGGTACAGTATCTTGCCAACTAGAAGGTGTAGGTGTCCAATTCTGTATCAAGGGTTTCATATGGACAAACTCTAAGGGAGAAACATTATCTATAACATATTCATGCCTTCCGGCAATTTCTATAGCAACGGCTGCGGCAAGATCCATACTAAGCCAATTTTGATAATTATCAGATGCAAATCGATCCCAACACCATTCCCAATTATTACAAACAAATTCTAGAACTTTGTAAAATTCATAAGCCGCTTGATTCTTTTTAAAATAATGTAGAGCAAAATATGGATTAGTTAGCTTATTAGAAATAAAAGTTTTTCGATGGAATTTATCTTGATATATTGTTTCTAATTTATAGTTTTTTACTCTTGAACAAAATTTAACATCAAAATTTTCACAGTATTTCCACCAGGTACTAATGTCATCCAACATAAGCATATCGGTATCTAGTACAATAGTCTCCTCATAAGGCGTAGCATAATAAAATTTCCAGCGATGTTCTGCTGCTAATCCATTTACCGGTGTATCTGTATACCATGGAATTGGTATTATCTGATCAAACACCTTAGAATATTTTTTAGGGACTTTACAATTAGTAATTAGTGATACAGATTTGATATCTGATTGACTGTTTTGTATACTCAACGCAAGAGCATACGCCTGCTCTACATAATTTACACTATCAGTATTTTGAGCAAATAATAAAAATCCTTTAGACACCTGAGCCTCCATCTATATATCGGCTTAGACTAAATTTATTCATCACGTGTACATCTAGTCCTGTAGTTTTTACTAGGGTGTATTCGCCAACACAGTCTTTCTTTTCGACAAGAAATTTCATTTTATTTCCATCAGTACTGACAAGTAAATCAGTATCCAACGCATAGACCATTTTTCCCGGAAGTTCTTTGGCAAAGTTTCCAGATGATTTCCCATTCATGATATGAATAGCCATGCTAAAAGCAAAGTCATTTCTAAATACATGACTATTAATGTTATATAAAGTTTTAAAATAAATCCAGTTTTCTTTTATATGCCCTATTAGATCAAAAAATGCTTGAGTAGTTGTATTCTTTCTAAAAACAAATACCGTTGCCCAATAAAACGGAATTGAATATTGATTGATTCTTTTAAAATCACTAAAGTCTCGATCCAATGCTAAATCAAAACTATTTTGATATATTTGAAAATCATAATCATTATTAAAGGCATTTGACAAGATTGAAGAATTTATAACATAATCACTATCTAATACCAGTGTTGTATCATAAGGAGTTAGCTCGTAGACAGAGCTACGACTTTGATTTTTCCAGTCCGATACTCTCGATGATAAACTACCGTCATAGAACTTTTTTTGTTGGATGAAAGGAGTAGAATTAATTATGAGTATTTGATCAAAAGGGTGATCGGGATAGTTGTCTAATAGCCAGGCTGGGCTGTCAGTTATTAGACTCACTGGAATTTCTAAATATTCTTTTACTCGTCTGGCAGCAAATACAGCTAATTTAATATAGTCAGTGGCTGCATTATTTTGAGCAAATAGTAATGCGCCTACAGTCATAGTTCAACGATGTCTGAAATTTTTCTTTTCTTTTTAATTTCAGCATACTTTGTTGTATATTCATTCACTGCTTCAAAATATACCGAAACTACATTATCCAAAAATTCTTGTACATCAGCGACTACTACAGGGAAATCGTTTGCATCTAAAAATGGAACATCTGATGTGTATCCTAGATCTAATACCGTTTTAATAAAGGCTATTAGTTCAGGAGATACTTTAAATGTTGCACCATTAAAATAATAAACTAATTTTTGACTATATTCTTCTAAAGCAACTCTTCTTTGGTTTGCTAGTGTGGTTGCAAAATTGGCCACTGCAAATGCTTTTTCGATTCTTTCATCCATAGAAAACTCCGTAGTATACGATAATACACTACAGTAGTTAGCTTGTCAATGATGTATACTACCAAAGTCCTGGTTTAAGGTCCGGTAGATGTTATTCCAGTTGGAGTCGCAGCAATGAAATTACCAACATAACTGGTAGTCGATATCGTTGCAAATGGGCTTAGAGAATTACCAGCTAGTGTAACTGAGCTACTAGTTGGATATTGTAGTTTAACAATACTGTCTAGCTGACCAATGACGTCTTCGTCGATATCCCAAACGTTAGTATTTCCTTTTTGGTAGTCTTCTGAACCGCCGGCTTGGAATGTAACACTAGAACTACCGCTAGTTAACCCAGTTACTACAACACCAGCCATAGCATTATCAAATGTAGTTGATAACGTCACTGCATTACCGGCAACGCTTGCTACAAAGTAACCACTCTGAGCTGCACCAGTGCCGCCGCTGTTTATAAAACCAGTTTCGCCTGCGGCAGGAGCTGCTGGCAATCCGTTTGTAGCTCCTGAAAAGAATATTTCAGTACCTACAGTAATACCGCTGGTAGTACTTAAAGTAACTGTACTAGGTGCAATGGTGCCGGTAACGCTGCCGGTTGCAACTGGAACGTTTGATGATAAATCTCTAAAACTGATAGTAAAAGATAATGTGGTTTGTGTAGCAGCATCTAGTGTACCATAGATGTCATATTGATTTGGCGCATACAGGTATGGACCAGTTGAACCACTGCTTGTATAACCTATACTGTATAATCTGTAAGCAGTTCCTGGATTGGCTAATAGTTGACTCCAGCCGTTACTTGTTCCATTACCTGTAGTATTTTGACCAACTGAATTAAATCCACTAGCACCGTAATAACTAAAAGTTATAGTTCCCATGGTGCTTAGTAAAGTTGCCCAAGATGCATTTTTAGTAGTTGATGCACCTGTACCTGCAAATCTTGCGGCAAATGTAACACTACCGCCTGCGTTAAAGAAATATTTCGCAGCTAATGCACTAGTAAATTGTAATGATAGCAAATGCTGAACTGTAGGAATGTTTGATTCGGTTACTACAGGAGCAGTACTATTTGTTTTTCCGCCCCAAGCTGCTGTTCGAGAAGCAACAACGGCTGGATTATCGCTAGACGCACCGGTGATTGTCACTGTGCCGTATTGTCCACTTGGTGCTATAACATAGCATCCTGGTGTTGCTGGTCTGTTTACACTAGGACTAAAACCATTGTATGTTCCGCCGGTAGTAGGACTTGTACTAGATAGCTGTTGCGCCAATTGCAAATATGCATTTCTGTCTCTTGCAGTAATTGATCCTGTAGTAGTTGCTACAGTTAATAGAGGATCTTGTCCACTACTACCAACTTGGTGGAAATATAAAGCATATAAATCTCGCTGTAATTGATTCCACTGTGAGGCATAAATGGTTTTGTTATTTGTTTTACCAGTTGGAAGATTTGGAACAGCTTGACTTGTTGGAGTGGTGCCGTAGCCGCCGGTTCCAGTACCCATGATGCCATTAATTAATGACTGAATAGTATTGTAATCATTCGCTGCAATTAAATCGCCTACGCTATTTGGACTAGAACCTGCCATTTTTACCCTCTTTTCTTTAAGCTATTTATTTTTACAAAATTACACATTCGACTAATCTGATATCCTCAGAATCACTATCTTCTAATGACACTGCAAATACACCAGGTATAGTGTAATCTGTAGCAGTTCTTCCGTAACCGCTACCAGTAGAAATTAATAAATCGCCCTTACATACTGGTCCAATTATCTTAACTGGTACACGACCTTTTAGTGCAACATAAGTTCCACCTTCTAGATCTTTATTCATCATAAATGCTGGATTAGTACTTATTACACCGATTGGGAAATCTCCGTAACCAGCAGCACGTATTTCAGCAGGGCCACCTACACATACTACTGTTCCTGGATCATATTCTTGATCTGCTAGATATTTTTCTGCTAAGTCGGCGTATTGTGCTGATGTTGCTGTTCCTGAAAATACGTTGGCTGCAAGATTTCCGCTAGTATCTCTCATGGCTGCATTTACTACGCCTGGATTTACTGCAATACTTCCGCCAGCATATAATCCGCCACCGTAGCCAATTTTATCAGCTTGTTGTACTGTGCCATTATAGTATTGCGCATACACCTGTCCCCATGGCTGAGATATACTTCCTAAATTAGAATATACACTTCCACCGCTAGCACCCGGCAAACAATCATTGCCCTTTAATGTTAGTGGTTGAGTTTGTTGATTATCCTGTTTAGTTAAAAAATAAATTGTATCGTTGGCTGTATTTTGAATTGTAGGATAGGTATTACTAGCATTATATACTGACAATTTAGAAGGACTACCTACAGTATATCCCTGATCAGTAAAATTAATAACAGTATTAAAACTTGATTGACTACTAGTCAAATAACTACTTGCAGGTATTCCACCTAGTGAATCTGCATCGGCTGCTGTACCCCAGAATCTGTGATTAGTAGTAGTGTGCCCTGGATGATTTAAATCATCCATTGTGTTAATTAGAGTAATACCTTGGTGTATTTTTAAGAATCCATTAATAGGATTAGCAGTTGTATCCAACTGGAAATCATCTGAACTGATTACAAAAATTGTATTACCGTTTGCAACACCTTTAATAATTGAGTGGGTTCCATCTAAACCTTGAACGGTAGCAGAAACCATATTTGTTAAATTTGTGCCTGCTGCCTGTGGTCCAATTAACTGATATGGAATTTGGGAATTACCAGTGTAGGCATATAGCTGATTGCTGTCTGTCTTAAAGAATAAATCGCCAACACTTTGACCGCTAGGGAATGTTGTACCAATTTCTGCACCACTAGCTGTACGGAACGTACTACCATCGTAGAAACGTATTCTCTGTAGACCAGAATCAAACCATAACTGTCCAGCTATTGGGTTTGGAGGTGCACTTGTATTAGCAAAATTTTCAAGCAAATATACAAAATTTTCATTTTGTACTGGACCATATCCAGCATAATTTTTACCGATTAGGGTAATATCATGGGACGAATCAACCGTGCCATCGGCCACCGTTGTAAGTAACGTTCCGTTATAATGATTGATTGTATATGACATGTTTCGCTCGTTCCTTATTTTAGAGTATTTATGCTATTTTGCATTAAAAAATTAAGCTATCACTGATTTAATCACAGCAAATTGCAAGACAATTGGCTCTGATAGTGCAACTGATGATAAATTATGCACAAAAATCGTTGCAGATCCAGCAGCTGGTGTAGTAGCAAAAGAATATGCTCCTAATGTTCCGCCAGAACAATGATTGACTAAAACTAGATCTGTTGCAGAAATTGCACTGTTTGTTAGGGTAAATTGTATAATAGCACCAGATGATAAACTGGCAGAATTCATAGTAATCTGGCCATTAATTGCATTTAATGTAACACCGTTACCTTTAGTAACTCCTTGAGTTACAGTACCACCGGATCCTGTAGCATATCCTATTCCAGCTATAGGACTATTAGAAACTATTGGTCCAGATGATGTTAGACTGTTTAAAGTTCCTACATTCTGTAAACTAGAGTTGATTACGCTGCTGCCTAATGTTGTAGAATTCAATACAGGATTGGTGCCAATTTTATATGATTTACCTGAAGCTAAATCTATATTTTCACTACTTGTCCATGAGGCAGTTGCAGAGCTCCACTGCAATGTTTTATCTGACCCGCCCTTAATTATAAATCCAGCACCATTGGCTGTAATGTCAGAAGGACTGCTTGTGTGAGCAAGAGTTATTGTATAGTCTTCAAGGTCTACTGTGGCTGTATTTTTACTAGTTGTTGTACCGTTAACTGTTAAATTTCCTTCAATAATAACAGTTCCAGGGCTAGCACTTGTGCCAACGTGTAATGTTGCAGCCGGTGTTGAGTTGTATAGCCCAATATACTGATCTCTAGCATCAATAAAGACTGCATTGTTTGATCCATTAGTACTGCTTTCTAATCCGATAACAAAATTTTGATCTGTTGAATTACTTTGTACTGTGAACGTGCCAGATGAAACATTAAATTCTGTATTACTGCTAGGTCCTAAAATTAATTGTGTCGATGAGTTAGAATTAGCAATAGTTAATTTGCCGCTAGCGAAATTATCTCCAGAAATTTGTAAGAAGTTTTGTGCATTTTTAAGACTACCGTCAGCTGCAATAAGATTGTTTGCCTGAGACACTGGTACATTAAACTCTATTCCAGTAAGTCCACTAGCAGTAAATCCAATATTAATCGATCCCAAGGCTGCGGTAATTGTTGTTGAAGCAACCGTGGCACTAGTACTTACTGTATAAGTTCCAGTGTTGCCATTTCCTGTACCAAATCCTGTAATAGTTGTTCCTGGAGGTATGTTAGATCCAACAAGTACCATTCCCTGAGCAATAATGCCTGCTGTGACGTTTGTCACAGTTAATGTTGAACCACTTTGGCTAGCATTAAATGTAGCTAGTTTATTGAATCCAGAGATACTAGTTGAAGGTGTAAATGCGTCTTTACTATAAATTCCTAATAATGTGTTAGCAACATACATTAAAACTACTGTATGACTTTTTAAATTTGTATCTAAAATATCTTCTACGATAAATCCGCAAGGTCCCTGTGCGCTAGTATATATTGGTCCAGCTAAAAAGTTTGCAAGGCCATCATTAAAATATAACTGTCCAGTGGTGCTGTTAATCCATAGGTCACCAGTGGTCAATGAGCTAGGAACAGTGGGTGCAACTAAAGTTCCTCCACTGACTTTAAAACTACTGCCATCATATACTTTTAGTCGTTGTTCGCTTGTATCATACCATAACTGTCCCGGTATTGGATGACTTGGTTGAACATCGTTAGCAAAATTTTCTAGTAACCATACAAAGTTATCATTAATAAAAGTACCGTACGAGGTAGAATTTTTTCCAATTAACGTTAAATTGGTAGCTGTCTGATCAATAGTGCTATCTTGTACTACAGTTAGCAGATCACCGTTGGTTTTAAGTATTGAATAGCTCATTATATGTTACCAGTAAAAATAATATAGTTGATAGTTAGGTATGGATTTACGATTGGAACAGCGTTTCCAGGCTTTGCATTGTTACTTGCACTAGAACTTGTTGCTGCTGAAAAATATTGAGTTGCTCCAGTTGCCGCATAGGTTGGCAATTCAGTTACATCAAGTACTGCATTTTGTTGGCCGCCAGATCCGCCCACTGCATCGGCTGTGGTTGAGGTAATGCGTCTTGCGCCAGCAGATCCATCTAGTACTCCACCAGTGTATACTAAATTTCCATTAACATCAGTTGCTTGAGTATAGCTATTAACAGACGATCCATTAACACCGTCAGTTAAATTATCCATATTGTCACGACCAAGTGCAAAACGACCTCTTAGATCTGGGAGACAGAATGTGTTTTTGCCCTGTGGTGTTCCTAAATTATAAGTACTACCAATGACGTTATAGAGTAATCTATAGGTATCCTGACTTATTTCACTACCATCACACAATAGATATCCTGCGGGAACTGTAGATCCAGTACCTGCAAATGGTAATATTGAACCCACGGGCACTTGACTCACATGACTTAAAAATACACTCTTAGTCATTGACTTTAATACTGAGCTATTGACTGTGGTTTGTAATACCAACAGTTGATCGCTAGGTGAAGAATCAGTTGCTGCTGGTTTATTTGTAATCAACGGAGTATCAGCGGTTACTGTTAGTACAGCTTGTCCGTTTGAACTTATACCATTAAATAATGTTCCTGCAATACCGCTTACTGGATCTGGCACGCTGATAAAATCAGATTGTACATTACCTACAGTTCCGCCTAATTTAAATAAAGTACTATTAGTTAAGGCAGCAGCAGTACCGGTAACGCTACCAGATACTGTTCCAGCAAACGTTCCGTTAAACACTCCGTTAAATGTTGATGCATATATATTTCTAAATGGTCGTGTTTGTGATCCAATATCGTAGATTGGTACAGTTTGATCTGCTGCTGGTTGAATTACTGGACCACCACTAGCATTACCGCTGATTAGTATTTTTCCAGATGTTGTTATATCGGCAGACGAAGTTAATGCTAAAGAAGTAGTAATACCCGATGTTGTATTTGCTGACAACACTGTAGAATTATTAGTAGTACCGTCAGTAACTATTAGGCCACCTGCTGTACCAGCTACTCCAGAAGTAATTACTCCAGCAACACTCAGTACAGTAGTTGGATTAGTGTTATTTGCTCCTATTCCAACATTACCAGTTGCATCAATGTGTAACATAGTTTTATTGTTTGTTATAAAATCAAAACTATTTCCGGTTACATTTCCTGTAAATCCAATACTTGTTCCGTTAATGCCGAGATTAAAATCTAAATTGTTACCAACACTAAACCCGCTGGCATTTTTAATATTCAATGGATAATTTGTAGTGCTAGAGATATCTGATCTTAAAAAGTTAGATGAACTTACTGATGTATTATTAATTAATAATGAATCAGCTGACTGCGCTGTTCCCCAGAATCTAGTAACTGATGCTGCTAAGTTGGTAAATGTTAAACTTGTTCCCGAAACAAAATTTGGAGTAAAGACCACTGATGGGCTAAATGTTACTGTATTTCCATTAACTGCTGTCACTGTTAGACTAGTAATATTGCTACTGTTAGGAGGAGCAGCGAATGTTGCACCTCGACTGACTCCGATCGCACTAGTCACAGTAAACGACGAACTAGTAGTGCCGATCGTAGCAGTCTGCATAGTTGCTTGTACTACAGTAGCACCGGTTAGTGAGTTTGATGCATCAACTGTACTGAGATTTATACCTTCATTAATCGATGAGAATCCGCTAATACTTGATTTTGGATTAAAAGTTTCTTTACTAATAATAGCAATTCTGTATCCATTAGCATACATAGATATTACATTATGTGTAACATTATTAATATCGTCAATGGTTTCTACAATAGGACCTGTAGTATTTCCAGTAGTATATTGTGGTCCTACTAATACCCAAGAGCTGCCTCCAAACAAATATAATTGTTGTGTAGTAGTATTAACCCAAAGATCACCGATGTTGCTACTTGCAACCGCAGGCGCAGTGTCACCTTTTTTAAGTGATCCAGCTTCGACCCAATTAGTTCCATCATACAACATGAGAATTTTATTGCTAGTGTCATACCATAATTCGCCCTGAACAGGTGTACTAGGTGCAGTTGGGCTAGCAAAATTTTCTAATAACTGTAAAAAATCTTTAGCAATTACCGGAGCATATCCTGAATAGTTTCTACCAACAAATGCTAAATCAGTAGTAGTGTTGAGAGAACCGTCCTCAACTACAAGGGGAATCTTAGCAGGATTTGTAGAATCTGTAAATTGAATTTGATAGGCCATTCGTTAAACTCCTACAAGTCCGGTTAGAGTTTGTATACGAACTGTATAATCAATTTGAATTAATCTGTTTAAACTTTTTTGTACCGGATGGAAAATAACGTGAGTAAGTAATAAACTGTTGCCCGAAGGACTGTAACTTTTCAATCCTAACTCATCGAATACATAAGTGGTTTGTCCTGATGCTGTAGTGTCATAGGCATTTTGTCCACTAGGTTCACTATAGTCTAAAAGACAAGTTACAAAAATATCAGTGTAATTTGTTCCAGTTGCGTGGCGTGCTTCTGTAAAATTTCGAGTCGGATCAGTGTTGGTGCTTGAGTTAGGATCAACCACTTTAGTATAGGTTTGATTGTATAAACTAGCGTTAATGCCGCTAGTATTAGGAGTTAGATAGGTAATAATTCCAGTAGGATCGACAGTAGTGCCTCCGTTGCCGAATGCCATTTGGTAGACAAACCCGCTATCATTGTTAATCATACTGTTGGCTAGCGCCTGGCTCATATTTTCGTAATGGATCGCATTACGCTTGTTAATGTAAGTTTCCTTAGAGACAGGATCATAGATATGGATATGGCCTTCTACGTGGATTCCGGTTACGTCTTTGCTCTGCATAGTAATCTCTCTTTATCTTATATTTATCAATGTTTATAATGTGCTAGTTTTAATACAATTTGGTAGAAGTTCTACCGCTAATTCCGGTTGTTGTTCTCGGGTATGCTGGTGCGCTAGAATTATTTTTAGCTCTAAAAGCATAATTTTGTTTAGGATATGTTGGGCCAGTTCTATATAATTTATATAAGGCTGGACCGTTTGGAGAACCTATTCCAGTGGCAGCATCCCATCCTGTAGTAGCCTGATAACCAACGGTGTTACCTCCATGATTATCACCGCTGGTAATATCATTGAATGCTGTAGTTCTGTTAGCGTACCAAGTGGCATTGGCTAATCCTATTCGTGTTCCGGATAGCTGATTAATTCTAGCTACAAGACCTGCTAGTAAAGGAGCCACTGCGCTAGTACCAACAAATCCTGATCCTAGAGTATTGCTAGAAGTATAGTAAAAACTATATCCAGTTGCCATGGCAGAGACATCAGGAATACCGCGTCCTGTTAAGGTTGCTACTGTGCCACCCGGATATGTCTTGCTACTGAATCCTGTTTGCCACGACGGAACACTGAATAAACTACTGACTCCTCCTCCGCCTGCAAATGTTCCACCACTAGTGCCCCAAGGTGTTTCTGCTGTAATAGCGTAACTGCTATTAAGAGTAACTACAGTTCCTCCGGCACAGATAACATAGGGACTTGAAGCAGGATACTGTACAGTATAATCAGTACCACCGCTAACAGCTTTGACTCCATAGTCGCCTGCTGCCACTATTACTGTAATTCCCTTTGCCACACAACTAGCAAGTGCTGTTTCAAAAGATGCACGTTGGCCGCTAGACCAATTAGTGTCGGTTGTTCCCCAACTAATAGATAGCACACTAGGATTGTATGTAGTATCAATAGCCACTGCGGTTATTGTATCTATAAATCCTTGAAATGAGTTTGGAGCAAAGTATGTAACTTGTATAGCCTGCGGCGCTACTGCTCCTACACACCAAATGTCTAACATAACTTCACCACTGGCATTAGCATCAGCGCCGCCATCATTGGCGCCGCCGTCTACACTGACGTTATACACTGTCGGTGGTGCAAAGCTAATTTGACTAAATGTGCTGGTTAAATTTTGTGTAGTCCAGCCGCCGCCTAATTCTAAAATAGCCACGCATGCACCTTTGCCCTGTTCAGCTGCGGTAGTTGCAGGATCTGCAGGAAAAACATACCCTTGGGACAGCTCATTAGGATACGGACTAGAAGAGGAGCTTTGTTCTAAACTAGGATCCTGATGGGCATCAAATTTAAACGATAATGAGTTATCTAGTCCAACTACCGAAGTAACAGCATTAGAAATTTCTGCAGGTATCGTTATATTTCCAGTGTGCGTAAAATATACCGTATCATCATTAGTTACGGTTTGTAAAGTTATACCAAATAGTGCATTAAACTGTGCAGTGGTTCCTTGAACTTTTATAACTGCACCTCCCTGAGACGCTTCAACAATTACTAGGTTATTAGCTGTTGCCCAGGAAGTTACTGTATCCATGTCTTGAGCAGTAGCACCAAATTGATATACAAACTCATCATGATCAAGTATAGGGTGTGTACCATCGCCGATGGCCTCAACATACTGATGTATATCCATGCCGTTATCATGTGTATCTCTGTTGATATACAAACTAACTAATATGATATCGTCAAGATTTTTATTTGTAGTAGTCATATTAAATTCCAATGTTAACGACTATAGTCAGTATACCATATACCAGGAACTGCTTTAATAAATTTAGCTATTGTGCTGTTGTCTTGCAGTATGTTGCTCGCAGTGTCGCCTGCACGTATATTTTGATTTAATAGATTTAAATCATATCCATCCCACAATTCACCTGTTGTTTTAACTACAGTTATTTGTGTGCCAACTGCTAGTTTGTTTGTCAATGTAATAGATGAAGACGTTCCGTCGACTGTAAAATCTGCTGGGAAACTAACATCGCCGTTGGGGCTATAAGGTGCATTATTAATGTTGAATACACTGTACGCAGATTTCTTCAGACGGATGTTGCCAACAAAGAAATGCCAGTTTGCACTGTCAAGAGTGAATGTACTAGAGCTTACGTGAGCTGTTGTACACTTGTATGTATAGCTGTTAACTGTAACAATGTCACCAATACTGTAACTAGTATTTGCAGACCAGATAGCAGTATCGTTATATCCGCCGACAAACACTTCAATCTCATTTACGCTCTTAGGAACGAAATTGAGATTTACAGTGTTAGTTCCATCAGATTTAATTGTATATGTTGTAGCTGTATCCACATAAGGAATCGTTTCACTTGGTCCAATATTTTGCACTGATGTTCCGGAACGATTTAGTGAATATATACCTGTGCCTAATGTACCTCTGCGTAGTTGACTTAATACATTACCGTTGAGAGCAAAGTATTCAATACGTTCTCCGCGGATCTCAACTATTCCTGGTTTATTTTGAGAAGGATTTGGTAAGTCAAATTTACTTGCATCAACTACTACAATTTGTGTGTCATTCCATTTTAAATCTGCGGCTAGCATGGTTCTAGTATTAGCATTTAATCTCTTATAACTAACTCGGTTAAGCATATCTTTAAACTGCATATATGATGCACCAGTTTGCGGCAATACATTGCTACCAAATGTAATTAAAGTAATTTTATCTGTTAAACTTGGTGCAACTGTCAGTTGAACCGATTGTAAATCTGCACTTAGTTGATAATCAACGGACGGTGTTAACAGCGTATTATTTTTAATTACCCAGACATAGTTACTGTTTAATACAGGACGATCTAATGGTAATGACCCGCTGGTCAATCTATTAAACGCATAAAATGCTGGAGTCCCTGGAGTAATTGAATATGAAGAATTAAATTCAATTTCTGTTCTTTGCATATCTAAAAAATCGTGAACATATGAGCTAATAACTTCTACAGTATGTGTATTGTCGTATGCTTGAGTAAATGTTATTTGCTGAGTATTTGGATTATACGAGTATCCATCAGTTGCTTGTACACTGACAGTTAGTTGTTTTCCTAAATACTGTCCATAGATTGCTTGATTAATGCTCACAGTTATACCGCTTAGATCAACAGTATAATCTTTGCCTAGTGTTAATTTATTTCCATCTGCGTATACTAAAATGCTGTCAATTGATACTGTAAATGGTGTAACTTTATAAGAATCGATTGTATAATTTAGCTCTTGATTCTGTATAGTATAATAACTGTTAACAGGTCCGTATAGTATATTTTGATCTACACGAACTAACATAAATGACTCATCCGGTAACTGATTGCCTACAGGATTTTGTAAAGTATATGTCAAACTACCATTGGTTGCAATCTTTTCTGATTTAGTAATCGCAAATGACTGTTTAGATCCTGATACTATAATATAATTTATCAGTGAGCCGGCTGCTGGAGCTCCTGCAAATCGTAGACCGATAGTATTCGAATATTCATATGTTGAATCTGTTTTAAATAGTGTTGGGTTTACAGGTTGCCCGTCAACATAGGCTAAAAATGTTACAGGTGTTATCCAAGGTGCTGTTGTAATAAATTCTCTAGTTGTTCCGTCACCTACAAAATAATTAGTATCTAAAATATTAGCACCACTAAACCCAATGCTAAAAATACTGATTGTTTGATTAGCTGTTGGAACTGAGCTAAACTTGATCAGTCTATTTTTATAATCAACTCTATAGTCTGTTGTGTTATCTGTAGTATAGTTCATAATTGTTGAACCAATTTTAACTATTACTGCTGTAGGACTATTAGGTTGTTGACTAATTGAATATTGGTAGGTAATTCCATCTGAAATATAATTATCAATCTTGATGCTTGCAGAACCGGTACTAGGTTTATCATAAACTTTAACCGCTAGTGCATCTACGACTTGTCCCGGAACAACTTCTTCCGTCGCTGGGCTAGTAGTTGGTGTAACTAAACCATCGCCATCAAGTACAATGTCATCTGCTGCTAAACCTGTTGCTGTACTGTATGCAAGATCACCACCTGTGATTGCGGTATCATAATCAACTAATTGACTATTAATTGAACCATCACTGGTTTGCTGACGCAATATAAATGAATCGTTATTACTTACTACAAATGAATTAGGAATAGCTATTACGGTGCTAGTAGTACCATCAGCATTATTGACCGTTGTAACAGTAGGTGTTCCAGTGGTGCCAATATTAATTGTTTGCATGATAGCACTTGAATTAGTCTGCTGTGGTGTACCGTAATTAGGATCATCTAATCGTTGAGGAGCCAATGTGCCGGTAATAGCAATAGTGCTGCCTGATGGTGTGTCTGCTAAAGCCGATTGAGTTAGCACAATGGTTCCGTTAGCATTAATTGTCACGTCGACTGGTTGTATCAATGTTCGAGTAAATGTGATGCTGGTTGCATTTGCAATATTTGTATATAATATTTGATTTAATGTTACATTGTGATTAACAGGATCAATGCTAACAATCTCTGCATTATAGCCAAAACTATTCACGGCGGTCGACACAATATCACCGATACGCAATCCGGTTGTATCTGCTAGCGATAGTATAAAACTACCTGCAAGATTACTAAATGTCAGAACTGTACCGTCTGGAACTGTACCGATAGGAGGTGAGCTAATTGTTAATGTGGTTGATGATAGCACACGAATTACTTGCTGTCTATTGCTAAATCCTGTTCCAGATATAATCATCCCCGGTACAATGCCAACAGTACTTGCCACTGTCAATTGAGTATTGACACTACTTGCTGCGGTATAGGTACTGGTGATAGCCCGAGTTTGTTTAAATAATTCAACGGTGGCAACTGGAAAACTAATCTTAGGGTTGAACGAATAACTCGAAGTAGTTCCATCGGCTGTATAAGACTTAATGTAATTTTGAACATAATATACGTTCAATAAAGTGCCCACTGTGGGATTATATGGCAGGGTAAACGTATGAGTATTCGCCGCTACCTGGATTGTATAATCGGTATAGTTAGGGTCGAAAGCGTCCCATTTATCTGTATAGAATGCGCTAGAGTCCCAACCGCCACTGACATTAAAATCTAAACCACTAACAACGGCGCCACCGTAATCAACTCCAGTCATTAATTGTGACAAATCTTTGCCTAACTGTCCGCTAGTTGGATTATAATAAAACTGAATTCTATCTACTGATGTTAGGAATGTAGTATCAACTGAATAATTTATTACTATTACACTGTTTTTCTTTGGTGCGGTTGATAAAGTTAGTTTACCAGAATAAACAGTCTGTCCAGATACTTTACTAGATACTAAAGAAATAGTATAAAATTCTCTCAATAGTGGCGCACCGTTAATTGTAACACTAGATTTACCTACACGGATATCCGGAGCCCATTGCAACGTAAATTGTAACTGTGAACTAGTAGTTGTAGTAAATGTTTGAGTTTTATTCAAACTATTCATATAATAACTAGGTGTAAGTCTATCAAATTTTAAACTAATTAAACTTGATCGAACTACACTATTACCAATATAAGCTACCGCAGTGGCCGGTGTGCCGCCTACTGATAATCCACCGCTAAGAGTCACAGTTGGGGTTGTTAAATATCCTTTACCGTTAGTTATTAACACAATTCTATTAACAACTCCGTTGGCAATGTATGCTTTAGCTGTGGCGCCGGATCCAGAACTGCTGCTAATAATAACCTGTGGAATATTAATATATCCGCTGCCGCCTGATGTAAGATGAATTTCTGTCACTTCGAATCCAACATTATCTAACCAGAATTTCCAAGGATATTCGGTCAGTGTAGAATCAGTGTAGTGAACAACACCATTTGATACCGTTGGGCATAGAGTGGTTAATTTGTTGTTTTCATATGTCGACTGTAAATCAAAATCAGTCACAGCAGTACTTCCCATTTCAACGCCGGTTGTTCCCGGAACTCCTGAAAATTTACTAATATATTCTCTAACTTTTGTTCTGTATGGTTTAACTTCTGAAACATAGTCCTGGAAGTTACTTAAATTATCAACAGGATAATTCACTGGCTGGCTAAGCTGTCCAACATTATGTGTAGCTCTTACAAAACTAGTTTTAAATATCCAATCAAGATATAGTTGTTCACTATAGGCATATCTCACCGTTGAGAAAAATAAATCTAAGTAAGATATCTTGAGATCGTCAATAAAAATATTATTTTTTATAGCATTTAAAATAGTTCTTAATTCAGTTGCAGCTACCGTATCAAATGAAATTTCATCAAACGTACTAGCATCATATCCAACACTGGTACCTTTGAAATTATAAAGTGCGCTTGATAACTGTATTGTACCTTCTTGTAAACCTACCACCGAATAAGAAGCTGTCCAATCAACTGAACTTGAGTTAGCAACTTTTTCTAATAATACCCACTTTCCTGAATTTGCTGTAAGTACTTTGACAGTCTCACCGATCTCTGCAGAAATAGAATTTAGATCAGCAAACGTACTAATTGCAAAATCAGGCGAAGTGAATTGACTATAACCAGTTTGATACCAATCAATATAACTCCAGTATTTTCTAACATCATATCGTTGAGTTAATATTCTAGACCACAGTTTATTAACTGGATCATAACTATAAATGCTCCAAGTATTATCTGCTTGGCTGTCGCTTTGAACTAACACACAGTAATCTCTAACCAATGCTACTGTATTTTCGTCATACCCCTCACCACCGTTTATAACAGTTGCGCCGATTATATGACCTAACGAGTCAATAACTGCCTGTACTACTGCGCCATCGCCGCTACCTGCTATAGTAATATAAGGAGCATTAATATATCCCTTACCCGAATTCACAATGGTAATGCCGATGATCGTACCATTAGTAATAATTGGTGTCAATACTGGTCGAGTAAACGATCCAATCGCTACTGCATCGATGCCAGCTTCTGTTAATATAGTTGTATCCCACAGTCCTGATATCGTTGTTGGTATCGGATCATGACTTTCTAATGCTGTGAGATCTCTTGATTCAGTAATTTGCACTGAAGACATTACAGAATTAACTGTTTCAATAAATTCCTTTAATGCCTCAACACGATTTACAAACATACTCTGACGTGGACGATTTTCAATGCCGTAACGTAGTTTAGGTGGAAGTGATGGATCTGGAACTACTCGACCCTTTTGATCAACTCCGCATAAGCTATCGAACCATTTTTGTTCAATAGTATGTGGTAAATCAACGATCGTATCATTACTAATTAACTTCCATTGACTATGGACATTTTGATCAGTATTGTCGATCAACCAATATTCAATAGATAAAACTGTGTTAGTACTGTTGAGCAGTGGTTTAACATTAGTTAGACTAATTGAATTATTTGCAGTAAATGATATGTAACTGTATCCTTGTCCTCTTGGATTAGAGATTAAATTAGCCACTGACGCTGCTGAAATATTTCTGCCAGATATATTTGGTACAGTCTGTTTATTCTTAACCCAGAAATAATAAGTGTTGATATAAGTTTTAGTAAGACTGTCATATCGAGCATAGACACTGTACACGCTATCACCGTATAAACTTGTTCCACTAATACCTAATGCTAGTCCAGCTGGAGTGTCGGTTTTCTTAGTATAATCATAATAGCTGTCCCACACAGATGGCAGATACGGAGAGCTAACCCATTCATAAATGTCAATGCTTGCTCCCGGTGCTACTGTGTTCCATACATTATTCCTATAAGCAGGATCATTAAAATAAGTTTCTAAAAACTTAGCAGTTCTTAAATCCCACCACAGTTGACCAACTTGAGCCGAGGACCAGAAAGTTGTAGGGTCAACATTTACCGATGATGTTCCTACAGAATAAGTTGCCGGGTCGTAAAATGACTTATAGCGAAGTTCTTCTTCAGCAATGCCGGCAATTTTTCCCTGCAATGGATCAATAATATCAAGATAGGTAACTAGTTCACCAATTGATTTATCATATAAAAATACTTTTTTAATCTTATCTAAATTTGGAATATCTGTTTGTGTACGATCTATCGTCCATGTATATTTGTTAGGAGTTTTATAAAAATCAAAAATATTTCCAGATTGGAATCCTTGATCATATGCGTACGGTACTCCAGCAACTATATGATTGTTACCAACTGCAAATCCTTGGCCAAATCCTTGATACGATGTTGGGTTTGATAAACTTTCTGCAAACACCCATTTAGAAGAATATTGATCGTAAACATCTATTCTACCAGAACTAATATTAATTGTTCTAAAATTAGTTGATTGTTTATCAAAAGTAGTTGTACCCTCATCAATTGTTGTAGTAGTATAAGTATCGCCGTCTTGACTATAAACAACTAATGTTTTATAATCATTCATAAATGCTATCTTATTACCAAATTTGGAACCTTGAGTTGGTTGATGATCTTGTAGTTCTTGATACAGACTGTAACCGGTTGCTGTGTTAACATAAACTCTTACAAAACCTTGTTGAGTTGTAGTAGCAGTATCTGCAGACTGATCAGCAATCGCAATATATTCCCCCGAGTTAGATATTGCAATACTGTTACCATAGTTATTGTCAGCATTATTGTCTAACGTATTAGCCGTTGGCAATATTTGAGTTTGAGTTAGACTATTTGCAATTTGTTTGTAAACATAAACTTTGCCAGTTTGCGAACCGGCCGTTGCAGATATTAGTACGGTTAACCCATCATTACTTACTACAATTTGATTTCCAAAATTAGTACCATTAGGTCCGATAATACTGGTAGATAAATCATAGCCCCAGCCGGTAGTATAAAAACTTAATAAACCATCTGGAACGCCATCCGGTGTTCCGGTCAATAGTAATGTTGTATTGTTTAATACTGTCTCAACTGTTTGTCCCTCGGTGAATCCTGTACCCTTAACATGCATACCCGGGAAAATTCCAAGAGTCGATGATAAAACCAAGGTGCCTTTTCCACTTCCGATAGGATTGTAAATCGCGCTGATTACCGTTGTTGATGTGTAAGAAAATTTATAAACCTGATTTGTTCCAGGAGCACCAACATATAAAGCATCAACACCAAACGCTAGGGCTGATCCAAATAATTCGCCGGCTGCCGGTGATGGGCTAGTAATAGTGTCAATTAGATTATAATTATTGTCTAAGTCTTTCTGATATATCGAAATGACACCCTGTTGGCTTAATCCAGAACTAGCTGTTACTGTACGCAATAATGCGAGGCCTGTACCAGCACCTGGTCCTGTAGCAACAAAAATTGTATCAACAGTATTAGATGCAGCTCCAACTTTTGTAAAGTCAGTGAGTGTTCCTAACGTTTGAATTACATATGATTGATTAGTATTAAACGATCCTGCGGTTACTGCTGGACCAAAAACGCTGCCTGATCCAGTTCCTGGACCCGATGCTGTAAACACTGTGCCAACCGCATTTGAAAATGCTCCCACTTTTGTAAAGTCAGAATTTCCTGTTGTTCTAATAGTATATTGAGTTCCAGTGATTAACGATCCAGCATACACAATGGGAGCTGCTGTGCCAGTGCCAGTTCCTTGACTATTTGCAATAAAAAATTGCCCAACAGTATTAGATGCTGCTCCAAACAGAGTAAAATCAGTAGGACCTAGATTTGCAATCTGATAAGTTTGGCCGGCTACAAGATTAGTTGCACTTACTGTTGTTGTTGAAAATTTTGGTTGACTTACAGGTATATAGGGTATTTCTTCCCAATAGACAGAATTAACAGTAGAAGGTTCTGTACCTGTTGGCACTGGAAGAACTGCTTTCCAGTATAAGTTATTGTGACTAACGATACTACCTTGTAAGTATGTTTGAGATACCCAACTACCCAAGTAATTACTAGAAACATCACTTGCAGTGGGCGATCCTGTAACTAACCAAGAAGCATCCGGTGACAATGCTATTACAGTTGCCGATGCAGAAGGTTGCAATCTATTAGAAAAGAATGGAACATCTAATTTGCCAGTTTGCACCCAAGGAGAATTTACTCCTGCTCTGGCATGCATAATAACATTACCAGTGCTGGTTCTAATGGCCATTGCAGTGCCTTGTGAGTTTACAGCAATTAAAGACCCATACAGAGCATTATCAAATGGGGTTAAATTTGCTATTGCTGTTGATTTATAGCACGGTACGTATTTCCAAGTGGCCCACTTACCGTCACCTCGGTCGTCGGTCCAAATTAGTTCATTTGAATCGAGATGCAATGGCAATAACGAATCAATGTTATCAATAGAAGTAGTACGCTGACTGGTTAAACTATAAACAACCAATGTAGAAACCAGCGTTACATAATCTGCGTTACTAGAATTAGCAGGCGACGGAAAATTTGATAATGTTGCTGAAATTGTAAATGAATTTACGCCAACTCCGGTAACTTGATAAAAACCGTTGACCGAAGGTACTTGTGATAAACCAACATAATCACCGATTTTAAGTTTTGGAATTGTTTCTGTTGTTAATGTCAGTACGTTAGAATCATAAGATGCAGCACTTATTCGAATGCCAAGGTCAGTGAATCTGTAAATGTTCCAATCATTAGGCTTATTATCAAATGTACACCAAATATAAGCTCCATTGTTGAAGGTGGTTATATCTTGAGTCACGATGTCTGATATATTTTTGAGGGTAATAAACACATCATTAGGATTAACATAACCTGCACTACGCAATAGAGGTTGATAATTTTCAGTTATCGGAAATGGTGCTGAATCGTATCCATTGGGTTTTAAATAAACATCATTAGGTGTTTGTTGAATTACAAAATTACTAATATCTGAATTAACTGTATTAGTTAGTACCAGTGCTTGCGGATTATTTTTAAATGTCCCTTCATCCAAAACTAATTCAATGTTTTCAAAAGAGTGACTTGCACCGTATTGTCCAACACGCAATGCCCACTCTTCATAAAATGTCAAACTCTCTAAATTATCAGAACTTAATACATTAAACAATTTATTAAGGACGTTTTGTGTACCCTTCTCTCGGATCATTCCCTGATAGAATTTAAATTCACTAACGTCATCTTGAATAATGTTTTCAAGGTACTGACGCTTTTGATAGCCAATTAAATGCTGGCCCATTGCTTGTTGAGCACTGTCAAAACTATCAACTTCAAGGCTATAAAAATCTGTAAACTGTGTGGCAATATTTGTCCAGTTAGGCAATATCTGCGCCATTGGTTTTGAATTCAGTTGTACCCAATCTGTTGATATAAATGTTGCTGTACCTGCAATAAATTTGTCAGCACTATAATAGTAACCTTGGAAACTGATTACCTCGCCCATGTTATAATCTTGCCATGCTTGCCAGCTTTGTATTTCTGCCCGGTCATAGATAAAGCCTGGAATATCCAATCCACCGTACCATCCGTTGGTTACATATGCAGATGCCTTAACTCTTTCTCTTCTATAACCGCTTGGGGGATTATAAATGATATCATTAAAAATTGTAGAATTATCAATGATTGCCACGTGTTCATTTTGTATCAAATAAAAACTAGCACAGAAAATTCCATCAGTAGTCCTTGGACTATATGTAGCAGTGTTACCTTCTCGATAGCTGTCTAATTCACGAGGAGGTATCGGTGTGCCGTCAGCTTTAAATATTTCATAGTTATTAAAAGAATTACTAATATCATCAATGACCGTTAGGTCAGTAGTAAATGATAATCCTGTTGCGCCAGGACTTAGACTGATTACTGAATTACCAACATTGCTCAATCCATCTAATTTATTATATTTTGTTGAATCAAATACATCTGATGCTGGCAAATTGTATAATGCACTATAATATACTCCATCATACCGCACTATGGTTCCATAGTTAATTGGAGTATTGGGTGTCCAGTCGGACCACTTATCCTGAGAGACTGACCAATTCTGTGTAGTCCAGAACATAAACTCCTTGGCACTAGTTTCCCAATTTAGCACAACTCCTAAATTAGTATTAAAATCATCAAACAAGAATCCTTGATCTTTTAAGTACTCACCGTATCCAGTTAAAAAATCTACCACATCTTGTATGGTTGTAAACAATGTTCCGTAAGGTACAGCTGTCGGAGTAGTTCTATCCCAGCTTTTTCTAAAATATGCCGAAGCGCCGCCGACTACAGGTAACGCTGTTAATAATGCAAGGTCAGTAGCGACAAATGTGCTGCCGGCTGTGAACGTTTTAGTTGCTCTATAAAAAGCTCCACTATACTGAACAATGGTGTCAATTGCATATTGTTGACCTGGAGTCCAGATCGAATAATTTTCTGAAATGCCACCGACATTGACCAGATTAGCAGTTTGTGTGTATTGGTATGAATAGAAGTACGGCTGAGTTATACTGTATCCTTTAACCTCAAATCCTGTTGAAACCTTAGTGATAATAACACCACTATAGGTTAATTTCTTAACAGGGCTCGAGCTATTTAAAATTATATTATAGTTTTCAGAAGGAATAAACACGCTGCCTGTAGACAAAGGTGTTTTGCTTTCTAATAATAAATTAAATTGATCTTTGTTAGTAAATGCTCCAACACGATAACTTAGACTTGGTAGTATTAATTTTAAATCACTAGCATATCGATTGTAGTCAGTAAGATTATTACTAAAAATATAATTTAAAATAAGGTCAACTACATAATTTACAATACCAGCAGTTTGCACACGAGTTTTACTAGAATAAATGCTAGGAATTAAAACATCCGCAGGTGTAATACGCAATCCAGTATCTTTAAATACTAGTTGTCCGGCTAAGTTTCTAACAATTCTTGATCTATCTAATAATAGACCAAATGTTTTTGCAGGAGTAGCCAACATAGCCGCAATAACAATACTAAACGGGTAATGACTGCTGCGTCTCCAAGCTGTTTCAACTGGGCTTTCATCTCCGAAGATAAAATTATTGTCAGTGCTTTGTGTAATTGGTCCTTTTGCCAGTCCTGAAAATGTTGGGCTAACTAAATTTCCATTTTCGTCAACTGGAAGATGTGACATTAAAAATGGTTTAGCATACTTGGACAAAGTATATGCCGGAACTGTACCATCACCTCGAACCACACCGTTGGCAATATCTTGCCACATTATTAAATTGTTACTGGTATAAGGTGCTGGTCCGTAGGTCGATACCCACCATGTAGGCTGTATTGTAAATCCTAACATTTCCCATGGGCAAATATTAGGACGATCAGTATCTAACATCCAGCGATAGATTCCTCTCCAATAACCCGGAGTTGGACGACCGTCCGGTGTTACACTTCCGGTATAATTATAGGTAAAAGAATTAGCTCTATCATAATTGAGAGGCTTTGAAAAATCTACACCTAACTTGCCGACCCAGCGATAAAAGTTAGGAGCAAGTATCTGATTAAACTCAGAAAGGCTGTATGCTGTTTTTCTATTATAACCTGGAATAGTATCAGTAATATCAAAAATAGAAGTATCATAGTTAACTTTGATATTATTGAAAATTCTTTTTTCTAGTTCTAATATTAGATTGTCTCTATAATCACCATAGGCTAGAATCAAACTTCCATCGTGCCCTTGTATCATAGTACGAGGAGTCACTAAGGTTGTATCAGTATAAATTTTAGGTACAAATTTTGGATAAAATCCTAATTTAGTCGGAGTAGCTGGTACAAAACTGCCGTCAGTGCTGTCATATTCAACCGTAGTGATTGTATCACCGTCATGCATAACTACTGAATTGTCAATTACAACTAGTCCCTGATCATCAAATGTATAATCCTGGCCATAAATTAATTGAACACCGTTAAGATAAATTCCAACAGCTTTATTAGATAGATTAGATAATGTAAACACTGATGATAGTGGATACATTTTTATTCTATGATCAACTACTGTAAGATCTGTTTTAATACTAGCACCGTATGGAACCATATCACTGAAATAATATGGTGCGGTATTTGGTGTGTTAGCGTTTAGTTTTAACATGATACGATCAACCAGTGCAACTGGATCGCCATCAATGCCTAAATTATTTGCTGCTGTGATAAAGTTTCTTTTAAAATTATTATAGTCATCTCGACTTGTTTCGAGCGCCTTAATAATGTTATTAGATTGAGATGTAATATGATATATGCTTAAACTAGCAGGACCGCTATGTTGTATAAATTTAGTTCCGTACTGTGAAATACTTCCAAGATCTCTTAAATTGTTGTCTCCTGGAAAATTTCCAACAAATACAGTTGACAAGTTATCAACAATACTGTTAACATGGTCAATAACTTCGCCCAATGTAAAATCCTGCATTTCGGCATTTAATGGATTATTTTGTAAATTTAATGGTATTTCATAATAGCCGTTACTATTAATCGGTTGAGCTGAAAAAGCCTTGATGGTCAATACATCACTAAGACTGATTGCTGTTTTTAGTACTACCTGTTTATACATTGGAGTGTTAACAATACTCCAGTTGTCGCCAGAAAGTCGAATTCCATTGACATACACACGAACTACAAGATCATCTAGTGCGGCGATATCGTCAAAAATATCTATATTAAAATTATTAGTTAAATTAGAATTTTTATATATTCGAATAGCGGCTTGTGTATTAGTTACTGTCGAAGTCTTCCAGCCATTGACATACACTGAATTGCCAGAATAGTCATGACTAACCAGATATCCAACATTGATATTTTTGCTAATCAGCGAGGTCGTCTCTTTATATTGGAAACTGTCAGTCGCCAGTGTAAAGTTAAAAACAATATCTCCAATGTTATTAACATTTTGATAACTTAACGGAAATCCTAAAGTTAAATCAGCAGTGCCTGTACCAATTTTATAAGAAAATATTGATGTACCGATAAATGAGCTACCATTGTAAACTGTGGTATCCCCGAAGCTAATACCGTTATCATCAACTACATCAAACAACGGAGCTTGATTTGTATTATTTTTTTGTTGCGAAGATTGCCATGCAGTGCCGTTGAACCAATACATTCTACTTTGGTTCTTAATACCCTGCTTTACTAACACTGTCTGATTTTTTATAGGTGAATCTGTTTCAGTAAGGACGATTTGATCGTATCCTTTGATGTTAATGAAACTAACTGTATAAATTTTATTTTGTACTAGCGAATCTTTATCTGATAAAAATAATACACGATGACCTGATACTAGCGGTACTCCATCAATATTATAACCTCGGGATCCTTCTATAGTAGAAAAAATATCTGTAGTAAATGTATCAACTAAATCGACATCATCGATTGCAGTTGTACCAAAATTAAATAATTTTAAATCAGCCTGAAATTCAATAATTGGTCGAATCGCTCTAGCTGTTTGATCTAAAGACAGATCACTTCCATTATAACTAGCACTAGTCGCAATAACATCTTTATGGAACCAACGATTGTATCGACTCCATGGATTATGATCTTTACTTGCACGATTTATTACAAGATAATCTGTTATGCTGGCAAATCCAGTAGCATCACTGAAAGGATCGACATCAAATGCGGCTGAATCAAATGCTATCGATTCAGCAACTGTGTAAGGATTAATTATTTCTAAAACTTTAGAGTCAATTAAGGTGATTGCGGTTCCTACGCCTTCAACGTAGTATTGTCCAGTAGCATATGTTGAAGGTATTACTGTTCCTCCAAACGAAATTTTCATTCCGTTACTAAGTGCAGTACCGTCTGCTAGAACATAATTTTTTTTACCTAAAATGTCTTTTTCAACATCAATAGTTGATGCATCGGTTACATTAAATATTTCTAATGAACCACCTAAGTCAATATCAGTTTCACTTTGATAATACAAAATACTCGGTGCATCTAATGGGACTGTAAATGTTATAGTGCCTTGTTCTACAGCAAAATTGCTGACTCCATGTTTATATCTAGTGCTTGCTCCTACCACTCGCTGAGACATAAAACTAAAAGGATTTCCTGGACTGTTGATTTCAAACGTATATGTTTGACCTCTATATAATTTCAATACAGGATTAAGATCTAATCCGTTTGGTGTAAACAGATATTCATTGGTGTTACCTTCTGATTGTATCTTTACAGTATATGTGCTAGTAATAGATACCGCCTGTCCGTAGATTGTAATAGTATCGGGACCATATGGCAACCAATAATAATTTTGAAAGTTAACAAACTTATCCCAATCAATATGCGGATCCCATGAATAAAACTCTTGTTGATTTAATCGTGCATGATTATTTGTAATTCCACCAAAGACCCCAATTTGATTGATATAATCGATATAGTCTTTAAAAAATGTAACATTACCTATACTGTCTTTAATAACTAGTCCGGGTTCTAATTGATAGTTTTGTCTTGTTGTATCTGCTGCGGTAACATAAACATCAGCACCTGTTGCCGCTTTTGCATTTTCACGACCAATAAATCCGCTGACCTTTGAAACTGTGCCAGGCTGATACAGCTGATCAATCGTTGCCTGCAAGAATTTTTTATTAGCAGGTGTTTGATAAAAATCAGGAAGAAAATTTACGCCTAGCCCTGGCTTGCCGGTCGGATTGTTTGCCATTAGTTAGATGCTCCAAAATTTGCGCTGGTTATGTTTTGACTAGATACTACTGTTGTTAGTGCTTCACCGGTAACTGTTTTAAGATTAGCACTAGTAAGTCCTGATACTATTACAATATTTTTAGCTGTGGCACAACTTAAAAATATTTGATTACTAGAACATTGTACTTCAAATAAACTACCAAAGTATTGTCCAGATTGAGTAGGCACAATAACAAAGTTTGTAATATCTGGTGCTAGTTGATTCATGACATATGTTGACAATTCTGTAAAATAAAATGTGTCACCAAAGTCCCAATTCTGTAAAGCAAAAAATTGATTAATTGCTGTTAATATTCTTGCGGTAACGTCGGCAGTTGATACAGCAATAGTTGGATTGATGATGACATTAAAGGTTGCTTGTAAAGTAGGATCAGCCTGTTCTCCAAACAAAAGTTTATAACTTACAGGATGATAAACAATTTCATCGCTAATAGCTTTAATTAAATTCAAATTAGAACTTAGCATACTGTTAAGTTCTGCTGAACTTGGAGGTAAAGGCTCGCTGATATTTGCGCCAGACAACCATTGTCTAAATTGAGAATCATAGCTGTCAGTTAATACATAGATATCAATAATATTGCTTGGTCCTGGATCAATCCTTGAATCATAATCTGCACTATGAGTGTATTGAAATTTAATTTTATCTCTACCAGTATATACTCTGTAATCTAAAGTAGGAGAAAATATACCAGTTGTGCGATTTAATTTTTTTACAACACTAGTATCAATGAAATAAAAATATTGGCCATCTGGATATAAAGTAGAGGTAATACCTGTTTGTGTTGATTTGATGATTACAGGACCAGTATCTGGATCATTTAAAACATATCGATAATCTTCTTGACCTTCTGTTATAATATATTTTTCTTCTATAATATATTTGTATTTGTCTTGATCAAAGTTTCCAGTATTTGGATTAACCATGTCAAGGAATAGTTGAGGATTATCTACTATACCATTACCGCTAGAATCAGCAAACGTTACAACAATCTTTTTAGGATCTATATATCCGTCTTGTCCTACGTATTCACTAACAACTTGCCAATCAGAGTCAACTGTAAATGCAGATGTACTGTCTGGTTGTGTGTTAATACTTAATAATTTAATTTGATCTTTAACTATATTGCTAGATGCAATATCATAAATTTTCTGATTACTGTCAAAATAGAAAGTTACAGCCGCATCGCTTTCAAATACATAGCGTATTTGTCTAGTGGTGATAGTGTAGTATTCATTATTAGTAGTAAACAACAACATCCAACTACTGTCTATTTGAGTACTCGAAGTGTCTCCTTGGTTAACTAAACTAAAAGCACCTGCAACATTAAGATCTTGTTCATAGATAATTTGCCATGCTTGATTTACTGCATCATAGCGTAGACCAAATGGTTGATTAGCAAATATTAAGTCTATCATTGTTGATTGAACACTTGGTGTAATTGTTAAAACAAACTTAGGAAGGATTTGTGTTATTACGGCATTAGTAGGTATTTGCTGATTTAATTGAATAGGTCCAAATCCTGTGGCCAATCTACCAGTACCACTAGCAGTGCCGTCTCCTGACACTGACACGACTTCAGCCCAAACATACGTTGTTCCGCCTGCTGGAATATTTCCAGTATATGCTACTAGTTCGTTGTTCTTTTTAGTATTAAAATAATAGCCAGCTGGTGCAACAAATTTTAGTAACGCACCTGCACCAACATATTTTAAATTTGTTGCAGTAAGATTTTGTCCAACAGTATAAGGAGTAGCATTTGCGATTGATCCAATATATCCACTGGACATGTTGCTATCAGAAGTTATACTATACCACGCAGCACTATTACCAACTGTTAGTACGTCAATGAAATTAGCATAATAAAAATTTCTTAAATTTTGATCTCGTAGAATATCAGTTACAGTGTTAGCAATAATTCCTGCAATTTCAGTCTGTGTAGTATAGGTGAATGTGGTAGAATATGTAAATGGTTGTTGATAAAGTACGCCGTCATCGGCAAACAAATTAGTGCTACTGTACTTGCCTGTTGGATCAGTCAGATCAAAATAACGGCTAATACCGCTGCTAGTTCTGTTTACTGCCTTAACCTTGGCCACCTGAAGATTAGCACTCAGCGGACTAATATTATAATCTTCACCTGTAATCATTCTATTTTGTGTATAGTATGTCTGAGGTGCGTTAGTTTTAATACTAGCATTTGTTTCTGACGCGGTTGCATTAGTCACTGATGTTGCCAGACTTAATGTAATAGATAATGTTTCACTTGTGTTCTGTGCTGAAATGTAAGGTATAGTAATTCCAACGTTTACAATATCTGATGGATTAATTGTGTATGATAGATTATTACTTACTCTGTAATATACTCTAAAAGAGCCTAGTGGCAAATTACCAAATACTCCGTCACTAAACGCCAATGCGATTGCATCGTTTGCTTTGGTTAATACGCTATAGATATTTTTAACCTGATTGCTACTTAAACTGTTATAAATTACATTGTTACCAGTAACAGAAGGAATTTTTGTCCAGGTGGTTGATTCTGCACCTTTCTGATCAATGCCGTATAACCATACGTCGGTATTGTTAATATTTTGAGTAGCAATGTCAATCGTTTGATTACTGCTAGGTTGCGTCACTGTAAATGTTGCAGTGTTCAACGATCCTTGAGTGAAATTAAAAAAGAATCCAGTTCCTGGACTACCAGCACCGTGACCATCATCACTATAAATGCAGGCGATCTGATTACCTGCTTTAGGTGCTTCTTCATAAACAAAAGTTTCACCCTTGAATGTTGCACTGGTAATTTCAAAATTCATTGCACGACCTGCAACTGTTTGAGAAAATGTGTAGATAGGCACATCTGTATTAGATGAGTTAAATCTATACTGTGCTGTAGGAATGCCGTAAATTACAGAATGATCAGCTGGGGTTCCAAACTGTTGAGTTGCGGGCATTGCCGCATTAAAGACTTTAATAAATTGATCATACCAGTTAGGATTGCTAGGATCATTCCAGTTAATATATTGTCCTGCAATGTTTCTTCCATTACTATCAATTACGTTTTCGCTAGTACGAATAGTTTGAATTTTTAATAGACCACTGGCTGCAACGTTTCTGCTGGCATTATAGCTGACTAACTGTGCTAAACGCAGTACGCTATCACGACGTTCTGCTAGTTCTAAAAAGTTCTCACGAGCATTTAGGTCAACGCGGAAAGCAATACTTTGACCTACATAGGCTATAAGATCTATAAGAGCTAGATACTCGCTACTTTCAATATAATCGTTAAAATCTTCTGGAAAATTTGTACGAATATAGTCAATCATTGTTCGACGCAGATTATCAAAGTCATAGCTTTGAAAGTCAGCATTTTTAAAACTTTGATAAATTTTGGTCCAATCTTCTGATACTAGGAGATTGTTTTGTCTAGCAGTTGAACTCATGGTTGTTCCTAATAATTGTATTTATTGAATAAAATTATGTGAGCAGTTAATTAACTATACCGTTAGTTTGATCAAACTGGACTTGTAAATTTTCCGACAAATTGTATGGAACATAGGTTAATGTAGCCTGTATCTGTATGCCAGTGTCGTACGGGGTTATAGTAATATTACTTGCCTGTACACGTGGGTCGTAATTTAATAAAAAATTTACATTTTGCAAAATTACATCCTGCACTTGGGGTGTTAATGGCTCAAACAGTAGATCCCAGATAACACATCCAAATGTAGGATTCATCAGGCGTTCACCTTGTCGGACATAGAAGCTGTTTAGGATATCTTGCTTAATTAGTTCAAAATCATAAAGAGCAAAATTCTGACTATTAGTGTTTACTGTACTAAATCCCCTATACATCTGTGATGTAGAAACAGTAGTATTAGGTTTTCCGTTAATAGTTATTTTGTTTTGTAGGCTCATGATGGAGCTCCTTGATTTTTAGGCTGACTGTCAGCTGGCGGTACTTTAAGGAATGTGTCTGTAATAGTAGTATAAGATTTATAAAATTTTGGTACAGTTGCACTACCATTGGTGAATTTAATTGCTGATGATTCTCTGTCAGTTTTTGCTGCTGTCAGGGCCAACGGATCTAAATTCTCATGCTGTGTCCACGGTTCTACATTCGGTATACGTTTCATTATACTAGTAATACTGCTGCCGGAGGAATTGTAAATATTACTAAATGTTGATAAAGAGGATGCTGTTTTAGCACTAGTTGCTGGACTATTATCTATTGCTCCGGTTCTAGGAGGAGCAGAACTTTGAGAATAATCTGTGCCGCTACCTCTCCAAGTATGGGTATCTCCTAGTATAGTATCATAGTAGGCCGTGCCAACTTTTCGAGTAAACGTAGTACCGGTAGTTAAAAATGTATCAGTACCTGAATTAATTTCTAGTTGTTTTCCAGTTGTAATAAATCCGTTAGTCCCTACTATTAGTTGCAGTTGATCTTTACTTTCAATTCTAACTTCGCCGCTTAGAGTTCCGGCAGTTGTACCGGCAGCCTTGATGTTTACATTGCGGCCTGCTTCCATGTTTATATCGCGATCTGCATAAAAGTTCATATCAGCTTTGGTATGTACACTAACGCTGTCGGCAGCATAGATATCAATTTTTCCATTACTGGTTAATTCAATCCATGTAGTTCCTTTGGCATTACCAATGTAGATCAAATCTTCTGAATTGTGCAACAGTATCTGATGGCCGGTTCGAGTTCTAATACGCACTAGTTCATTATGAGGTATAGTCACGTCTCCGCTCTTATCACCTTGTTCAATAGCAGCGTAATCAGGTTCACCTTGCCCAGCAGATTTTTTTCTAAGGAAGTTAGGATCGCCGTCATCCATAACAAATGTTGTGCCGCCAAGTCTGCTGACATAGGCATTGGGTATTTGATTTTCTATAGTGCCAATCGGGCCTTGTTTTGCACCTGCCTGTTTATCTAATGGGCCGGGAGTACTAATACCAAATACAGAACTTGGCAACTCTCGTCTAGAACTGCTGGTTGTGATTCCTCGAATATCATCGTAGGCCAGGCCTTGATTAGTTAATACCGTAGTAAATGGATGCGTAGGTTTTTTTAATTTTTCAGGATCATTGGGACTGTTGTTTGCCGGAATTTTTTTATTGTATTCACCGGTAGGTACACGAGCATTTCGTCCTTGAGAATCTTTAGGCAAAGTTGTGTCTACTGTACTTTCAGTAGCTGCTATACCCGGTGTCATGAAATTCATATTATCTTCAACAACACAACCTATCCAATAGCAATACTTGGCATTGCCGCCGACTAACATAATGAGTACTTGTGAACCTATGTCAGGAGGCACTGCCCAGAAACCATAACTTTTTTGTGTATTATTGTAGTCGTTGGGATCCGGAGAAGTATACTGTATTCCTGTTGTACCAAAAAAAGGACTTAGATACTTGGCCGTGTATTGCTGGCCCGATGCTCCTGTAGTTCCGCCTTCTGTAAGAACCTCTACTCGTAAGTTTCCAGAATAAGTACCATCTAGATATCCTATTACTTTAGCCCTGAATGGACCGGTTTCACCTTTAGGTGCATCTTTAGAACTAAAATTTTCTTCAAAATTTGGCATGTGTTTCCCTTACA